CTATAGCCTCCATCAGGGTCTACTTCAAAGTTAGATAATGCGACTGCATATCCGGGCTGTCCTAATAATTCTAATTGATTTAGATTAGTATTAAGTCCACCTTTGCAAGATATACCAAACGGTTGAGACATTAAACAAACCTCATACGATCATCTTTAACAGTACCCGGAGTAGGCTCCATTAAATTAAGTTTCATTAATCTTAATCCTCTTTTATAATCTTCTAATGCAAAAGCAGAAGACTGAGGATTCTCTTTGAATTGATGTAAGTAATATCTAGCTCTTGCCATCAATACAGAATTATAAATATTAGGAAATACAGTAGTGTCTCCGTGTGCTGATAGTTCGGTAGGTAAATCAAATGCAGTAAACCATATACGATATACTTTATCTGGAATAGGACTTAATCCAAACTTACGTCCGTCAGGACTTCTAGTTACTCTAGCAGGAGTAGCACCGTTAGCATCTTCTGCATCGTCTTTATTTTCACTTATTCTAAAATAATCTTTCCAAGCTTCTGTAGTAATATATCTAATATTTCTAACAGTGTAAGGTGAAGATTCACCACTCACTCCTACTGTTGTCAATAAGAAATTATCCCAATCTATATAACCATAGTCACTTGTCATAGCAGAGCTAGATTCTTTAATCTCGTACCAACGCTGATTAGCTACAGTTTCTACATAGACATTGCCATACATAGGATCAGTAGCTCCACTTTCAGCAGTAGCTAAGAAAGGCCACTGAGGTTCTTCGTTAACTATATCAAGATAACCTCTGTTAATACAATCTTTAGAATGCTGCTGAATACCTACGGCAGTAGAAAAATTAGAAGAAGTCAGCTCGACTTCATTCATCTCACGTAGGAGTTCGTTTGTTAGATTAAGATAAGTAGCCATTACTTTTTATGAACCTTCTGTACGTCAAAGTTAGCAGTAAGACTTGCACCTTTATGTGGTGTAAACTTACCAGTATGCTTCATTAGTTTGTAGCCACCTTTAGGTTGCTTCATCCAATGGTATCCTTTTGGTGCTGTTACTTTCATTAATTAGGTTTGCATTTTGGTGCAGGATCTACAGAAATATAACCACCTTTAGCATATCCTTGTTTTGCTTTTTTAGCAGCAGCTTTTCCTCCTGCTGTATAAGGATATTTTTTTCCATCTACCATAGGCATAATATTTACTCCTGATCCATTGAAAATGTTTTACTTTTTGCTCTACAAGCTTCTAGTTCAGAATTATATTGTTTTATTTCTTTACTGTCTTCAGAAGCTTTGTTAAATATTCTATCGTAATTAAAGTCATATGCTTCTTTGTTGAACTTTTTACGGAAGCGACTTTCTTTACTGGCGATAGTTCCAGTACTCATATTAAAAGGTGTCTCTTCTGATCCAAATTGAGGCAATGTATCAATCTCCTATAAAAAGGATATGGGGGCCTTTTACAGCCCCCGCACCTAAGTTAAGTTCTAGTCAATACCGTAGAAGGCAGAAACTAGGGCTTCACCACGTAGTACTTTAGATCCATATACATGGAGTCCTCGTACAATATCACCAAAGCTATCAGGATCACGAATAACTTCTGTACTCGTAATTGTCTGAGCCGTAGCCGTAGAAGACATGTGACCAGCAATACACTTACCAGCAGCATTAGTTGTGCTAGCAATGTTGTTAGTCTTGTACATGTCGAAACCACGTAGCTTACCAGAGCTTACCAATCCATTACGGATTGAGCCTTGACCAGCGTTGTAGTCTACTGACAAGAGTTTAGAAGAACTTTGTACAAGAACTTCGTAGAACTCTGGATTAGCTAGGAACCAACGACCTTCTTCAGGTACGTTCTGTTCGTCTAGCAATCTTGCCATATGAGACAATACATCAATTGGGTCATGTTCGCCTGATGCAAAACCGATATCCAAGTTACCAGTACCGTCAAAGGTTCCAGCAGCAAGGTCAGTTGCACTGTCAGAACCAAGAACATGGTTCGGACTAGAAGCTGACACTCCTGAGAACATAGTTGCTATAACGCCTTCATCGAAAGCATCTTTAAGCGCGTATGCAGCAGAAGATGAAGCAGTTTCACGCCAGTTTACGTGAGACATGTTTGATTCAATGTCATCGACAATAAACTTGAAAGCGTTAGCTGTGTCAACGACCAAAGTAAGTTCTTGGTCGGTCAACTTAGTAGCAGTTACGTCTGCTCCTCTTTCATACTGATAAACAGTAATTTCTGGTTCTTTGATAATCTTTACACTATCGCCGAAAGCGGAAATCTCACCAGCGTAATCAGTGTTAGTGATTGCTTCTGCTACAGAAGATTTACGGAAGAAGTTAAGTACCTTCTTCGAGTAAACAGCAGGTAAGAAAAACGAATTAGTTTGACCGCTTACGGAGTTGGCAAAGTTCGCATTGGTGTCTGTACTTGGTTCAAAGTACTGATCTGATTGATTATAAGCCATATTACTTCTCCATTAAAAAGACAGATTTAATTTTTAACTACTCTGCCTTCGGACATAGCTTGATTAATTTCATCTTCAAATTTATCAAACTGATCCATAGACATTGCAGCAATTTCCCTTTCAGTCCATATCTTAGGTTGAGCAGAATCTATTTGTGTTGTTTTAGTTGACACAATATCCGCTGCTGAATTCCTATTTGCAGACTGTCGTTTCGGAGAACGTCTTGTCCTAGTAGCAGGTTGACCAGTTTCTAATTTATATAAATCAATCGCTTTAGATGCTAAAGATACATTATCTGGATTATTATAAATCCAATCTTGTATTTGTGTAGGTTGTCCTTCAGCCCATTCATGAAATTGTTCATCACCTCTGATCTCTTCAAAATCAGGATGACGATCTCGCAATGTAGTTTCTGCTTCTCGTTTCAGTATCTCAGCTTCTCGTTGTTGAATAGCTGATAACTGTTCTCGTAGCTCTCCTACTTGCTGTTCACTTCTTAAATGTGCAACAGACTCTACTGTATCATACAAATCAGGATAATCATTTTTAAACCTTTCTAAATCCTCTAAAGATTTAGGAGCTTCGTACTGAGGCTGTACTGTTCTAGTTTCAGCCATCAATTCTTGTTCTCGTTGTTTAAATTGAGAAACCCTGTCATCATAATGTTTCTTCAAATCATCGTAACGCTTTTTATAATTAGCTCTCTTCTTAGGTTGCACTTCTTCATTATCATCAGGGGCCTCGTCTTGTTCGTGGGTAGCCTGTGCGTTCGGTGCGTAAAAAAGAGAATCAGCATCATCCGTTTTAGGTCTATCTGGCGTATGCCAAGATTTCTTAGCGTTATACGGATTAGCTTCTGGTTCTTCTATATTTTCTACTACTTCTGACATATTATGTTCTCCTTCCGGGGCTTGAGTCTTTTTAGCAAGGTAGCCATACTAATTAATTCTGGCCTGAATAATTAGATTGGGGCTTGTCTTTACTTCAAGGTAGCCGTTAAGTTAAAATGATAAGGGGCCTATGTTAGGGGTGGCCTTATCGTACACTTGGCATTCTGTTAGAGCCGATCATAACTTTACGAATTTCTTCGTCAGTTTGAGAGAGAGAATCTTTTGAATCTTCAATTTCATCATCTCCTTCTACAACTCCTCCAAAAGCCATCTTTAGTTCCCTGCCACCGTCATAGTCATAGGCCATCTCTGCATCATCCATAAGGACTTGCAAGTTATCAGGGCCTATAGCATCGGTAGCTTTCCTCGTCATAACAAACTCTCCATCTGACAATCGTGCAGGTATTGAGTCTGATACTCCTGTTCCGGGGCCTATTACTTCTCCAGCCCCTGAAAACTCAGAAGCAGTATCTACTACTTTGTCAAATATGACACTAAGCTGTGGATCTGCTTCTAAAGCATTCATTAAATATGTTTGTTCTTCTTCTACTAAAGATTCATCTATTATGAAATCTAAATAGTTTCCTTCCATTTCTTCATCTGGTAATTGAGAAGCTTCTGCTTCTTCCATTTCTTCTGGTGGTATATTAGGATAAGTATCTACTGGCGCAGTTTCTTCTTCTGCTCCTACTAGTTGTCCTTCTTGATAACCTTCTCTTGATAAAAGACCACCTGAATTTTTTTTCTTTGCTTTAGCCATCTTTTCTCCCTATAGATTCCTTAACCTGCTCCTTCAACGAGTCTAGGTGTGCCAGAAAACGCAGCTTCCCCTGACTGCGGTACATTTCCTGTTCCGATGTTGCCGCCACCAGTACCTGTGTCTCCAAGTTGCGGTGGTTGTTGAGGAGTTCCTTGAGGGCCTCCCATAGCTCCGGGTTGTTGACCAGTGGGGCCAGCTTCCGGGCCAGTTGCTTGTCCAACATTGTTTTGCATTCCTATTATCTGTGCCATCAGTGCAGCTTCTTCTGGATCATTCATCAATTCATCAGGGTCTAGTTCCAGACTATAAGCTAACTCGCTAATGAGCTTGTTCATTTTAACAAAGGGAGCAACAGCAGGATTCTGTACAGTTTGTAAGAATGTTGTTAGTCGCTGACTTCGTACCTCTTTTTGCATCAGGCTATTAGTACCTGTTGCCTTAACTTCTAGATCTCCTTCTATACCTAGTTTACCTTCTAGGAATTGCATATTCCATTGGAAATAAGCTTCTCCTAAAGGTTTAAGAAGGAAATCATCCAAGTTCTTTATCACTGTTTTGATGTTTAACGAGGCTGCACCAAGCAACATAGACATACCAGAAGCAGTCCTTGTCATACTCTGTACACCTGTTTGACCGTGAGAATAGCTAGGAATACCTGTTTGTTCATCTGCTAACTGTCTAAACTTGTCAAACATCATCATGTTTTCTTGTGAAGTATTAGGAAACTTCAAACCATTAATAGCTGTTCCGGGCATACCAGCTTGCCTTCTAAAGACTTTGCCGGGATATATCTCCATGCTTTGACCACCTACTAGAGAGGTTTCGTCTACGTCAAAGACTAGTGATCCCGATAACGCTAAATTATCAATAGCCATTCTAGCGTGACCATTCATAATCTTTTGACTATCATCCATGTTCTCTGCTACACCTATGCCAAAGAAGCTATAGGGATTCCTCTCATAAGGAAAAGAATGATAAGGTACTCTAAAGGGAGTGAAAGGATTGACTACTGCTCGTAGGAGATTACCGTTACAAATCCAAGCATTTACTTGGACTTCATCTAGGTCATCTACTTCATCTGGCAAATCCATTCCAACTTGACGAGCATACTCTGCATCCATTACTCCCCAATATTCTAGTACTTCGTACTGTCCTGCACCATAGTCCTGAGAACGATGGTCATCTTTTAGTTCTTGTTCGTAATCTGTTTCATCATAGTTAGGCCCCATACGCAAAGAAGATCTAATAGCTTCTTTATCGAAGTAGGGCATCTTACCTAATGACCGAAGTTGAGTCCTATTGAACTTGTGTCTATGAAATATATACTCGGCTTCAGATACATTTGTTGCATTTGGATCTGGAAAAAAGTCCCATATGCTAACGAACTCAATGCGAGGAACACGAACATCAATAGGCTCATACGTCCTAATACCTTCTTCATCTTCATCCCACCTACTTAAAGTCTTATTAAAATTAAAAGGCCCTTTTACAATACCTGTGCCGAATAAAGCAGACTCAAACAAAGCATTGCGTATTTCACTAGCTCCATTGGATTCCTCAATCTGATCATGTACTAGTTTCTCCATTCTTCTTGCTGATCTTTCTGCTGGACTTAACTCTAGCATTTCAGGAATAGCTGAGTAACCTTCTTTCAACATTCCCTTTTCTTCAGCTTCTTTGTCTAGGAATTTCTCCTCGAACTTTCCAGTGCCATAAGTAGCTCCGGGCTTTAGTACTCTACCATCACCATCAAAACCTACGTCATAAGGATTTTCAATTTTACCTTCTTCTATGTCCTTATCCATCTTATCACCCGGATCTTCCGAAGTAGTTTCAAGATTAGGAATAGGATTGCTAGTATCTAAGTGAGCATGTTCTGCGATTCCTTCAGGAACTTTAGTTTCACTGATCCCTATAGGAAATTTACCTGCTCCGAAAATAACATCGACCAACTGACCAAACGCAGCGAGTACTTTGGTCTTTGTAATCTTAACGAATACTCTTGATTTCTCTGATTCTCTAAATCGTACATTCTTTGGATACATTCCCCTATAGTTATGATAAGAAGTAATCCATCTCTTTTCATCTAGTTCCCTAGCTCTCTGAGCATTTTCGTAGCGATTCTTTAGTAGACCTACAAAGTTGTTACGAAGATTCTCTTCCAAGGTCAATTCCAAGCCATGCTCGTCCTCGACCTTTTCAAAGTACAGTTCGTTAGATGTTAGAGTATTTTCTTCTGCCATTTAATTAGTCAGGTAGTACGCCAAGATGTAGGAATTCAACCAAGAACGTAACAGTAGTAGCTGCTGTAGCTAGGTCTGCTCCGATTGGAGTGAGTCTTCCGTATAGAGTTCTTGCAGAGGCTGTATAAAGAGTTCCTGCAATTACAATAGCTTCAGAAGTAGCAGGGCCACCTACAACACCAGCAGTAACACTAGTACTGACAAATGCATTGGCTGCATGACCGTGTGAGTTCTGAATAATGTAAAGTGGTGCATTAGCAGACCATGTGACTGCTGAACCACCGTCATCTAGAATAGCTTCGGTTGCAATGATTTGAGTACCACCAGAAGAAGTACCTAGTGAAAAGTCTACGTCATTGCCACTACCACCTGCTGTAACAATGTTACCTGCTGGAATAGCAATCAAGTTACGAATGATTGTATCTGCTGGCTGAGTGAATGAAACATCTGTGTTAGTATCATCAGTTACTGCAATAGTACCTGTGGTGGTAGAAGTCCAAGAGGTCACTACATTATCAGACAATGCACGAACATCGCCCACTGTAGCGGAATCTCTTCCTGTGTTTCTAATATCTACG